TACGAGATTTAACCTGTTTATTGCCTTCAGATTCTGCCTCAACTGTTTCATCTGTGCGAGGTTCTTTGTCAGCTTTTAAATCTGCAACTGCATCTTCAAGGTTTTTAATTCTTTTTTCCATTCCTGCCCAATCTTCAACTACAGCTTCATCATCTCCCTCTGCCATATCTTCTGTGGTTTCTTCTTTTTCAGGAACTTCATCTGAGACTTCTCTTACATCAGCAATTACACCCTCCTCCTCAACAACGATTAGTTCGCCTGATTCTAAGATGTATTCACCAACAGGCATAGCAACTCTTTCATCATCTGTTTTAATGAAAATTTCTTTGCCTTTTTCAAATGATTCTGCTTCAACGACAGTACCATTTTCTAATTTCCTTTCTTCCAGTTTTACTTGAATATCTAGGAGTGTACGAATTTTATTTATCATTTCACTTGATTTCATAATTATATTTATAACGTTTATTAATTTTAATTTTGCATTTTTAACCTTGACGATATATTGTTCCGATGCCCTGATTCCATATATCGCCCTTACAACACTTGCGTGAATATGTGTTTGTATCTTTACATAAACACCCTCTTGTGCTGCCTTTAGGACTTGTTCTACTTGGAGTAAATGAGCTATTCATTTATTCAATAATATTTTTAATCTTACTTAAAAGCTTCTGTGCTTTTTGTTCTACCATATCTGGTTTATTTTGCATCTTGTCTACAAAGTACCCCTCGATACTAAAGCCTTTGACTTTGCCTGTTTTTACATAGTCATTCCAAACATCATCATTGTTTACTTTAATTGAACCCATCCAAGTTCCGACTGGAACACTTAATCCATACTTGCTAGACTTGTCATATTTAGAATCTTCAACTATCCAACTCTCAACTAAAGTTAATCCATTAAGTTCGTGTTGGTGTTCTAGTGTTGAGTTATTTTGATTTCCATTTTTAAGATATAATTGAGATGCTTTTTCAACTGTGTCTTTTGAAAAATAAATATAATAATCTCCCTCATCCCCTGTTCTAAAAATAGGTTTGTTAGGAATTAATAAAGCACCCATTAAGATTTTTTTATCTTTTGAAACTTCTGCTAATTTTACTTCATCTGATTTTAAAGCTAAAAAGTTTGCTTCAATAGCAGGGTTTTCTACAATAGAAATTGCATCAATTCCCATAATGTTCTGAGCTTCATCTAAAATTAATTCAATGATTTTCATAATAGTATAACGTATTTAATTTATAATTTTGTATTTAGCTAATAGACGCTCCATCTACAATGTTTCTTTCAAGACTTTGAGCTGTTGTAACATCATTGCTTACTACGTAAGCCTGTACTGGTTCTGAGGTTTGTTCTCCAATAGCATCTGCTAGCTGATTAAATCCTGATGAAGAAACTGAATCTAAGGATGGTGGTGCAGGTGGTGGTGCAGGTGTTGGTATTGCTCCTGCACTTACAGTCGGACCTCCTTTAATTCCTGCCACCGTTGGTGTTTTAGTTTGTGTTATTTTTTTAACATTAGCAATCCCTGAAACTACTGCTGCTGCTGCTGCTATTGCCCCTAATGCTGGACCAACTATTGGTATACCTGAAAGTGATTTGAAAGAATCTGTTGCTGACTGAAATGTACTAATAGTTGCTGCCCCAATAGCTGCTGCTTTACCTGCTGCTGTTTCTGTCCCTAATACTGAAGCTAAATTATTTAATCCATCAACTGCTATTTTTGATTTTTCTTTTTGGGTCATATCAGACCACTTGACTTCAGTTTTAGCTGTTTCTTCAGCTCCTTTGGTTTTTATAGCATTTATTTTATCAGTTTTAGCTTTCTCTAAGTGTTCAAATACTAACCCATTTGCTTTTGCTAATTCTATAAGGTTGTCATAATGCTCAATAGTTTTCTCTATCTCTAATGCTCTTTTTTCATCTTCACTAACTGCTGCTGCATCTCTGATTTGATTTTTAAGGTCTGCTAAAGTTTTTGCTGCAGCTAATTTCTCTGCATCTGCTTCTTTCTCTTTTGCTGCTGCTTCTGCTGCAATAGCTTTATCCTCAGCTTGTATTTGTTTTGTTATTGTGTTGACTTCTCGCTGCACTTGTCTAGCTGTGTTTGCTCTTGCTGCTTGTTGTCTATTAACTGCTGCAATAGCTTCAGCTTCTAGTGTTAGGTTTTCTTTATTGGTTCTGCTAAATGTATTTTCTAATAATTGAGCATCTCGTCTTAATTCAAGATATGTTGTTTCTTTGTCTAGTAATTCATCCTCTAAAACCTGAGCATCTAACAATGCTTGTTTTCTTTCTGCAGCACTAAACTCCTCCTCTTGTCTTGACTTTAATCTTAATTGTGCTATTTCAGATTCTAATTTACTTCTATCTACAATTAATCCTCTTTCTATTTTATCTGCTTCAGCTCTCATATCAGCAACCTTTGCTGCTGCTTTGCCTTCTTTTATTTGTTCTGCTGTAAATTCTTTAACAGCATTTGTTGCATTAACAACAGTATCAGTAATGCTTTCAACTCCTAAAACAACTTGACCAACACTGTCGGCTGCAATTTTTCCTGCTTCTGAAAAATTACCTTTAAATAATTGTTCTACTGCTCTGCCTAAATTTGGGATTAAATTAATTAAGCCCTCAAATCTAGTTACCAAATTATCCTTTATTAATTTTCCAAAAGATTTTAAAGATTCAACTGGATTTTCAAATACACTAATTATTGCTTCTCCTAAGTCAGCCATTAAATCAACTATATTCCCTGTAAGTGCTCCAATAACTCCCATTATTTTAGCAAACTTATTTTGTCCTGCTTCTGAACCTGTAAATGCTGCTGCCAAAGAAGTTACTGCAATAACTAAAGCTCCTAACCCTGTTGCAATAATAGCCCCTCGCATTGTTTTAAATCCTACAATAACCCCTTTCATTGTGCTAATAACACCCTTAAAGCCAGAAACCATCCCACCAGAAGCTCTATCTGCTGCATTTTCAACACCCCCTAAGTCCATAGATGTTTTCTCTAATCCCTCATTAAGATTTTCAACATTTTTTTGAGAATCTTTGGTATTTACCTTTAAGTTATATTCTTTAGTTACTGAAGCCATTTGATTTCTCTTTTAATTTGTTTGAATGCAGACTTAAAGCTTTTAGGTAAAGCATATTTACCTTGTGCTATTCTGATGTTTTCTGTTTCTCCTTTTGAAACTTGTAATAAATCTATTATATTTTTTATCATAATTTAATTTTTGCC